TTTATATATATTACGGACAGGCGTTTTCTTTGAGGGGGGTCTTGAAAACCCTTGGAAATCCTTGACAAAGCAAGCAAGTTAGTATTACTTTTAACTACTTCTACTTGTAGAAGTAGTGAAAAGATAATACTAAACAAGGGGTTCGACGAAATCATCCGATGGATGGTCATCTTGGCCATATCTCTGCTTTGCAGAGTACAGCGGAAATTCGTTAACCTCTTGAAAATTCAGGGAATTTTCCCTTTGCAAAGAAAATCAGAGATTTTCCCTGCATGATGAAATCCTCTGGATTTTGACGATTCAAAATACTCCTCTACTCCTCCTATCTAACTGTTTACAGTTAGAAGGAGTAGAGGAGAGTAAGGGCTTTGCCGTCCAGCCTCGATACCGAAATGGATGGCTTTTGTAAAGGAGGCCAAGGTTATGGCTAATGCACAGAAAAAATGGCAGGTTTTCAACTTGAAAACCAACAAATGGAATAAACTCCCGAAGGGAGCTTATCACAAATTAGCGGCCGAAGGCCGCTCCATCAAGGTAATTCAGCCCAACGGTAGCTGGAAAACCATAGCTAATGCTGATAAACTCCCAGAGGGAGTTGTGGCTCATTTCTCTCAGATAGCTGCTGACAGAGCAGCTAAAGCTGCTGCAAAGTAAGCTCTGATCTTGACAAAGGGGGTGGGGCTTCGGCTTCGCCCTCTTGATCAAGACCAAAGCTGTTGGTTTTGGGTACAGCAATCAAGCTGTATTATTAAAAGGAGGCAAAGTATGGCTTATGCTGTCTTTGTAAATGATCGGAGGAACTCTGAGTGGTTTCCTACCAGATATCAGGCTGTTTTTGAAGCATTTAGCAAAGGTCTTGTATGGAAATCCAACTGGAGTTGGGACCGTCCAGCTTTGCAAGAAAATGCAAAGATTGTTAACTCTGGAAGAAAGGAGATATCGGGCAAATGACATCCAGAAAACTGATGCAGATTTGCACTATAATAACTTTGTTTTTGATCCAAGTTTGGATCGTTGTGTTAACCTATAAAATCTTTAATTTGGAGGTTCTATGATAATATTAGATTACGAACACGGAGAATGGCCATTGGATCACAAAGAGGCAGATGTCTTTTTGAGAGCTAAAGTTTATGTTTCTATAGCAAAGAACATAGATTTAACAGATGAGAACGGACATCTCATCCATTCGATAACCACTAAATCGGAGGACTAAATGTCTTATGATTTTCATTTAACAAGTTATTGCAAGGCTTGTGATACAACTACTGAGCATTTCAATAGCAATTATACTTCAAATACTTCCCCTATGTTTTATAAAGTTTTTCCAGAAGGCATCAAGAAATTACATAACAAAGATGCTGATGAGGCAGTGGAAATTTTACATACTTTTTGGGAATATTTTACTATTAATAAAAGAGAACTGAAGAAGTTAAACCCGTCCAATGGATGGGGAGACTATGAAAGTACTTTAAAATTAATAGGAGATATGTATAAGGCAAGTTTTAAAGCCCCTAATGAAGGGACTGTCTGGACTGTCTATTCTTGAAAAATACTAGTTAATTACACTACTACTACGTAGTAGTAAGTAGTGTAATTAACTAGATACGGAGAACGGCGAATGATTGAAATCAACGGCAACAGAGGTTTTAAAATTACCTTTGAAAATGGCTGGACCGTATCGGTTCAGATTGGAGCAGGTTGTTACTGTGCTAATCAAGATTTTAAAGGCGATTATAATACTTCAAAACCATCACCCAATGCTGAAATTGCAGCATTTCGAGATGGTGGAAAAGATCGCTTTTGGCATGATTTTGACAATGACACAGTCAAAGGGTGGTGCAAACCAGACGAAATTTTAGAGTTTATGAATAAAATTAGCTTAATGAAGGAGAAATAAATGAAATTACTTTTAGAAGTAACTCTAAATCCAGATAGATTATCTGGTCATGCAGAGGCTAGGCGACTAGTCCATGCTACTGTTATCAGAGCTTGTAATGAAGCCATAGATAAAATTAATAAACATCAATCGGAACATCTAAGCTTGGGGCCAATACTTGAAAAAGTTAAATTGGTGGAGTTCCCTATCAATTTAGAAGGAGTTATTAATATAGGAATAGATAATAAAAAGAGTAGGCTACCGTCAGGAGCATTTTCATAAACCCTTTACATAGTACACTAGTTACTTATACTACTACTACGTAGTAGTAAGTAGTATAAGTAACTAGGTATTGGAGAACGGCATGAGATATTTAAAAATAATAGCATCGGCGTTGGGATTGCGGATCGACAAAACCAGCGGTGGATACACGATTTTTCGAGGTTATAATCCTCTTGTAGAGTTTAACAATCTCGAAGATGTGGCGTACTATTTTAAAGCATCTATTATAACTAGCAAAAAGGAGTAAGTAGCCTATGTTAAAATTTAAGAGTACCCAAGATGGTTGCCGTGGTTTTCGTTTTGATATTGATGTTTTAGGAATGAAAGCCAAGGGATTAGTTAGACTTCGTTCTAGAAAATCGAGAGGTTTTAACAGACAAGTTGGTAAAACTATGACTATGTATAACTGTCATAAGGCTTCACTAGCCTTACAAAACAAACGTCCTCTCAGATTACTTTCTAATTTCGCAGGATAATAGCCAGCCTCCCAACTCTCCCTGCTCTCTAAGTTGCAAAGTCAATTCTATAATAGGAATTGCAAAGGAAGATGACCTATAAGGGTCTAGACAATCTTTAGAGATTGGAGCATCCATCTTCTTAGAGAGC